ACTGTAGACGGCGGAACGATATGGTATGGGTTCCAAGCTGGCGCAGACATGGGTTAAGGAGGATAGTATGCCTTTAGGAGCAAATAAAGCTGCATTACTTGGAGCGGCGTCTGCTGCACCAATAGAGCTGCAAATATTAGTTGTTGCCGGGGGCGGTGGCGGCGGTAGTGGTCATTGGCATGGTGCTGGTGGCGGTGCTGGCGGTGTATTACACGTTGCATCTACTGAAATGGATTCAGGTACGGTTCTTACTGTAGTAGTTGGTGATGGTGGAGCGGGTGGTGGTCCCGGGCTTGCTACCGGAGCCACAGGAGAGGATAGTACAATAGAACATGGTGGGGGAGGTACTACATATACCGCTGACGGTGGTGGTGGTGGTTCCAAAGCTAATAATAGTGGTTACGGGCCAACTGGACAAGCTCTCCCCGGAGGATCGGGTGGTGGGGCTGAGGGGATGTCGGGAGGTTCAGGCACTCTGCCAACTACAGGTGCCGCTGCAACACAGACAGATGACTCCCCATATAGTGGTTTTGGTTATAAAGGAGGAGATGTAGATACTAGGTCTTCACCTCATCCATCTGCTGGTGGTGGAGGGGCAGGAGCTGTTGGAGGAAATAACTCTGGCGGAGCACCCGGTGCTGGTGGTGTAGGTAAGGATTATTCATCCATGACTACTACCTCTTATGGTGACAGTGGGTGGTTTGCTGGTGGTGGGGGTGGTGGTAGTGGTAGTGCCTCCGGCGCTGGTGGCAATGGGGGTGGTGGAGCTGGTGGGTCAAGCGCGGCTGGAACTAATGGCACCGATGGCACTGGTGGTGGCGGAGGTGGTGCAAGTTCAGATGGAACGATAGGTGGGGATGGTGGAAGTGGTACTGTTATTATAAGAGTTTTAACTTCTTCTTATTCAGGAACAACATCAGGTTCGCCAGCAGTAGCTACAGATGGCGACTATAAAGTCATTGTATTTACTGCCAATGGTACATATACAGTATAGGTATTGATTAGAAGTTGTATATTCTGGGTAAGAGAAATATAAAAATATGCAAATAGAGATTTGTAAGGATGATAAGTGTTTTCCATTTTTGTTTGTAGATAACTGGTATAATTCTGAGGAAGAAGATTTAATTTGGAAAGAACTAGATTTTTATACAAATTCTTATAGTCTTGTAAGGAGTGAGGATGACCCCAGTTCCGCATCTTTGTCTGACGGAAGTTCCAAGGCTAATTCCTTTAGGCTATGCTTAGACTTGGTATATACTAAATTTGGTAGAGAAAGGTCTGCTATTTTAAGGTCGAAGCCTAAAATCATTTCTGATGAAATGAAAGACGCTATAAAAAAAACCACCCCTGTACATAGAATTTTTTTAGGTACTAATGCTGATAAAACTCTAGTAAATTACTATGATGATGGTGAAGATTATAAACCCCATTTTGACACATCTATAATGAGTGTCATTATATGGTTCCACAAATCTCCCAAAGCCTATGATGGAGGAGATTTTGTTTTCACGGATAGCGGTATAAAGTTAGAGTCTAATCATAATCGACTTGTTATGTTTCCATGTTTTTATGAACATAAAGCAGAGCCGGTTATTTTGAAAGATTCCCCGGAATTATCTGGATTAGGAAGGTATAGTATTGTTCACTTTTATTATAATATTTAGCAAATTAATATGAGTGTAATAATTACAGAAAATTTTTTAGACCCGGATGAGTTTGAACAGGTTAAAACCATAAAGACAAGTTACTCGTTTCCTTGGTACTATCAAAATGAGGTGGTAAAATCTGGAGAACATCCTTTGGAGACTCTGGAATGTGAGGAAAAAGATAATTGGCAGTTTACTCACTTATTTTATTCTAATGACAAAGTAAATAGCGACTATTTTAAAATACTATCCCCCATTATCGAAAAGATGACTATAAGGTCTTTGGTTAGAATAAAGGCGAACTGTATTCCAAGGACTGAAAAACCCATTCTTCATGGAAGTCATGTAGATTTTGATTATGAGGGGTGTACAACTGCAATATTTTATATAGATACGAATAATGGGTATACACAATTCAAAACAGGTGAGAAGGTTGGAAGCGTTGCTAATAGGTTTGTAACTTTTCCATCGCTTACATACCATAGTGGGGTTTCGTGTACTGATGAACAAGTACGAATGGTTATTAATTTTAATTATTTTTGAGGGCATGATATGAAATATGTAAAAGGTGATGTTTTTCCATATACGGAAGGACAGTTAAGAAAGGATAATCCCAGTACCTCCTTCCCCAAAAATGCCCTTGCAAATGAGAACATAAGGGCAGATTATGGTGTAGAGGAGGTTGAAGAAACTACAATGCCGACTAAGAATGGCTATAAGGCCGTACATGGTGGAGTTGATACTGTAGATGGCAAAAGGGTTCAAACATGGGATTTTATTGTAAAAGATGTAGGAGAACTCAAGCCGCATGAAATTACACAGGTTGAGCCAAATCCTCCTGAAGGGCATTCAGAAACTCTTGGAACTCCAGAATTAGTTGGGGAAGAGTGGAGACAGACATGGGTATATAAGCAAGAATCTGGTATTGAGGCTAGGGTATGGGCTTATGGGCCACCCACAGATCAGATTGAGTTTATAACTGAAAACGGTCTGGAAGCATGGCAGGCTAAAGTTGCAGAGATAAAGGCTAAATACCCGAAAGTCTAATGGCCCTAATACCTATTGATAATGTCGGACAGATGGGGATTGTCAAAGATATAAATGCTTGGCAACTTCCCCCTAATGTCTGGACAGATGGCAATAACATAAGAGCAGAGCATGGGGCTATACAGAAAACCCCCGGCTATAAGGAGGTTATGGCCTCCTGCCCTGTTGCACCTTACTACATAACTAATCTAGTAGCAGGGTCTACGTCTTACTGGATAGTAGGTGGACTGACTAAGATTTATGTTCACAATGGTTCGTCATGGACTGACATAACTCGATCATCCGGTGATTATAGTGCTACAGCTAGAGGAGGTTGGATATCCACCGTCTTAGCCGGTGTTCTTATTATGACCAACGGTGTTGATGACCCACAGTTCTGGGCATTGAGTTCCGGCGTACCCGCTGTTGGTACTAGGATGGCAGATTTGACTAACTGGCCTGCCTCTACTGAATGTAAATCCATAAAAGCATTTCGATCCTTTCTGATTTCCCTTAACGTATCAAAATCCGGTACTAAGTATTCCAATTTAGTGAAATGGTCAACAGAGGCAGCCACACAAACTGTTCCATCTTCTTGGGATGAAACTTCCGCAACAGTCGATGCTGGTGAATATGAACTTGCTGATTCAAAAGGAGCCATACTAGATGGGCTTCCCCTGACAGACAAGTTTATGATCTATAAAGAGGACTCTATCTACCAGATGTCCTATGTTGGTACTCCCTTTATCTTTGCTTTTCGTCAACTATCCCCGACGATTGGTGCACTGTCTACAAACTGTGTAGCAGAGTTCGGAGATAAGCATTTCATTTTTGGTAATGGCGACATTTACATAAATGACGGGATGAAGGTTGAATCTATCCTTCCCCATAAGATGAGGGATTATTTATTCGGTAACATGAATGGCGATGAGCATGAAAAGGCATTCGTGGTTGCAGACTACGGTAATACAGAAATGTATGCTTGCTATGTATCATCTGGCAATTTAACAAATGTACAGTGCGATAAAGCCCTAGTCTGGAACTGGGCAAATCAAACATTTACAGAGCGTGATCTACCGGAAACATCAATGATCGGATACGGTATTGAGGGTGATCCATTGTCCTCTGCATCATGGTCTGCGGATACAAGTACATGGGCGAACAATACACTGAACTGGAATACAGCGGGTGCATCCGCCTTCTCTAATACGGCTGGTAAATCTCTGGTAATGGCATCTGCAACTGACACTAAAATGTATCGGCATGAAACCGGAAACACGAAGGATGGAACCAACATGACATCCTATATTGAAAGAACCGGGATAACTGTAGATGAGTCAGGACAACCTAATTCTTCAGCAGTGAAGAAAGTCCTGTCTGTCTGGCCCAAGATGTCATCTTCTGATGCTAACACTGTGAACGTCTATGTAGGCGCACAGATGTCAAC